TTTGGTCTTCAACCACAACTTGGAACTTTAGTTATCTATCCAGCAGGCCCGCATTTTATTTCTGCGACTTCACCTATCTTAGTCGGTGATCTTCATGCAGTTAGGTTCCATATTGCAGCAGAAGGTTTATATCTGTATCAACCTGAAAAATTCCCAGGGAAATATGTAGATTGGTTTGAAGAGTTTGCATAACAAAAAAGGAACCTCGAAAGGTTCCTTTTTTGTTTAAGAAGTAAAGACGTTTGGTGATCCAGTCACAATAGTATCTGGATGATCATTATCAACATCGCCAACTCTGGCAATCCCGATCCCATTAGCAAAGACTGTTCCTGATCCTGTTGTGATTGTATCAGGATGGTGATTATCAACATCACCAATTCGTGCAACACCAACACCATTGATAATCACATTTGGTGAGCCAGTCACAATAGTATTTCCATCTGAATCTGTATCACCAATTCGTGCCACCGGAATAGCCATTTTTAATTACCACCAGGAAGTGCAGTTGGATTATTCATTTCATTAATCACACCTTGAAGTTGACCACTAGACTTTAATGAACTAACAGTCATAGCCCGTCTAAATGGCTCACCCAACTGAGAATCACTACTCAAGGCGTTAGCAATAATAGTAAGCTGAGCAACGATTCCTTCAAAATACGTCGTATAATCTATAGGAGAACTTGAATCACTCATAGTTCACCTCAATCGTTATCATAACTATCATCGCGACCGTCAGGATCTACTTCCTCACTATCATCAACTTTGTCACCGTTATCATCTAGATATTCACGAATTTCTAATAGTATTTCTGATGCTCTTTCCCACATATCTGAAAGATCTTCATCTTTGATACTTGAATGGTTTGTGTTTAGAATAGCATAACCAATGCCTTCTTCATCAACAAGACTTAGAATTTCACTAACTGAATAATTACGCTTTGCCATTTCTATGTTCCTTATTTGTTATTTTTATTTTAGGACAAAAAATATTATATCTCTGTCCTAAGTAAATGTATATATCGATTATGCAGAAGCCGAACTAGCGATGAATGCTTTCAAAGCATTCATCCGCGCGGTCCAGCCATTTAAATATTTACCAAAATGAGCCGGTTGTCCATTAGCCAAATCATTATAATAATTTTGTTGGCTATTAATATATGATTGGCACATCGTTAGTGCTGCACTAGGACTTAGTCCCGCAGCCGCTGAAATCGCAGCAGATTTTGATGTAGTATTAGTTGCTTGCTGTAAAAATTTAATTGCTGCACCTGGTCCCGGATTCACACATCCATTGTAATGAACTATACATAATGGATTCGGTAACTGATCACAAGAATTTGCAGACCAATACTTATCTTGGAATATCGATAATGCCCCAGCTAAATTAAGAGTTTGGACATTCACAGAAGGATTAAATTTTTGTGCAATCCCGTATTTAGTATTTCCGCCAGTATCAACAACCCAGCCACATTTTTTCTGATTGATCGGAGTACTAATATCTCCAGCTATAGTTGCTGGATCATTTGGATTATATTGCGGACCAACTTCATATCGCATCACAAAATTTGATGCATCAGTAAAACAAGCTCCTGTTGCAGTTGGAGTAGTCGGAAATGGTGTTGGTTCACCAGGACCAGCATTTCCGGGTTCTGGAGTATAACCAGAACATTGATTATCTGTCATTGCTGGTGTGATAGCAAGAGCGGTACTATTCGTCTGAGTAGTAACAGCGGATGGAGTTACTACACCGGGATCGGGCTGTTGATTATTATTAAGTTGTGTCCTACCAGTAACATCATCAAATGAAACTTGACCCGAAATATATGCAGCAGGATCATATACAGCAACTGATTGGTTTGATCCTACACCAGAAGAAAAATCTGGGCTTCTAATTTCAAAATGTAAATGAGCACCTCTAGCATCGCCCGTCGCTCCTTCAACACCAACTACATCGCCAGCAGAAACTTGTTGGCCTACTTGGACTCCGATTGTTGAAAGATGAGCATATACCGTAATACAGATTTTTTTACCGGCTGCATTAGAGTGGGCAATGAATACTACATTCCCATACCCGCGTGCGTCATTACCATCGGCTCTAATCACTTTTCCTGATGCGGCTGCTCTAACATTCCCGAGTGCGCCGCCAGCATAAGCTAAATCGATCCCTTTATGTGGTCGACCACGTTTTGGATCGCTCCAAATCTGAGTTCCATCTACAGATGCTGTACATCTTGCGGTGATAACAGAACCCGGTAAAGGATGGATAAAAGTAATACTATCAGATCCAGTTGATTTGGAGGCGACCAATAAAAATGGCTTACTATCAATTACAGAACTATCAGCTCTTAATGCGGAAATAGTTGTAGAATATTGTCCTGGTAAAGTCGCAGTTCCTGAAAATTTACCAGTCGCAGTATTAAATGTAACACCAGGAATTGTAGTTCCATTAGTCCAACTTGCAACAGGATCTGAACCCGGAGACACCGTCATTTGTGTTGTCACTGACATATCCGTTCCAACCGGAATAGACACATTAGTGATAGTGTTGATTGGAATTGGTCCACCGTCCATATTTTTTTCTGCATTTCCTGCTCTGGCCAAATATCCTTCAGAACATTCGCCAGTTTGTTGATATGTTGGCGAAGTGTAATTATCGGCCGTTGGTGCCCACGGTGTCCCGGAAGCTATAGTTGAACCACCACCGCTGCAACTCATTTAATTTCCTGTAGTAGATGAAGCAGGTAAAGGCACATTTAGCTTTAGTGCTGCGGCAACTTGATCTGCTTGGATTTGTGCAATATTTTTCAATTGAGTTTCCATAGCCAATGAACGACCTTCAGATTCAGCTAACCAATCAGAAACTGTTTTTTGTGTTGCTGTTCCTAAATCAATATCCGGGACTTGAGCCGGAACTACTAAATCTTGGGCCGGGATTGGTGAAACGACATAATGATCCTGAATAATAATACTTGGTTTAACAGGTTGATCAATTGGTGCCACAGCACATCCAGATAATAGGGCAATTGAAACAAAGGAAGCAATTAGTAATTTTTTCATTGTGAACCAGCTTTACGGTTTTGTTGGATAGCATTAATGGTTTCAGCCAATACGTTAGATACTGGACCGTCTTGTGCAGCAGTCGAATTTGCAATCATTTGACGAAGATTTGAAATCTTTGTTTGATTTGCTTGTTCCTGAGCAACCATTTGAGCAACACGAGCATCCGAATCTGTTTTAGCTTCAGACAATTGATTGATGGTTGTTTGGTCTTGTTGATTGACTCCTACAGCATTAGCAATATCAACCTTAAGTTGGGTATTAGCTTGAGTCAATGAAGTATTAGCTTGTTGAAGCTTAACAATTTGTGCTTGATCAAGATCAAATTGATGTTTGATTTCATAGCCACCACCAAGTGCTAATAAAATAAGCACAATAGCAATAGCAAGTTTTGGATGAGCAATAGCCCCAGAGATCAAATTTTTAATGATTGAGAATATGCCACCAAAAAAGCTTTTAAAAAATGTAAGAATAATAGTAATAATCATTTATATATTCCATTAAGTATTTTGGTTATTTTGGGGTGCTGGTATTGGTTGTACCGGCATAGGCATTTCTGATGACTTCTTAATCAATACCCCAGCAGCTGCAGCTACGATAGCTCCACTGATGCCGATTAAACCAGTTGAAAAATTCAATGCATCAAAGTGACCTGTTTTTACGGTCATATACAAGGTCAACCCAAGAAATTCCATTCCGCCTAATAGAACAAAGCCATATCCAAATAATCTCGCTGGATCTACATCTCCATTCCAACTAGTAAAAACATCTCCGACTACTTTAGAAAATAGTGAAGTTTTTGGTTGTGCTACTATGGTCGACATGATATTCCTTATATTTTATATTAGACAAGTCTCGCTTGTCCTGTTTGTGCAGTTGAAAATGAAACAGTAATATTATTGACATCAATAATAGTGATGTTCAGTGGAATCATCTTTGTTAACATGCCACCGTTCGATGTATCATTAATGAGAATATCAACAATAGGATAAACACCCAAATTATGATTGATAGTCCAAGTTGTTGATGCTGAAGATTGTGTAAATTGATACACCGTTAAATCTGACATGATTTCTCCACGTAAGTTCTTTCCTTATTTATGCATTCTTTTAAACCAAAATGGGCTCTTATTAAGAGCCCATTTTGAATATGTCGGATTTATGGACGTCTAGTTGCCGTAGTTAATTGCTTAATGGCAGTGTTGAATGCAACTGGTTCAATTCGTAAATTACCTAAATCATAATCATCAATGATCAGCGGATCTACTTCGTCAAAACAGAAGGTGCCTTTGTTACCATTCTTTTCAATGTGAGACATTTTAGCTCCTAACACCTTTAGTGATGCGGCTAAAATAATATCAGTCGTACGCAATTCCATGATTTTTCCTGAGTAATAATTGCTTGGTAGCCCATACTCGGGCATCACTAATATTTATAGAAATCACAAAAATATGTACAAAGTCCAGAAATCTTGATATAGTCAAATCATCTAGGAGAAATCATGCTACTTTATACATTACTTGATGGAACGACCAGACACAGAAAAAATCCTGATAAGTACCCAATGCCGGAAATTAAAGATCGATTGGATCTTCCAGCTGGGTGCTTTGTTAAGCTTGGGTTTTTGTATACGAAAAATAAAGTACTTAAGACAGAATTTCTTTTAGTTCAAGTGAATGAAAAAGAAGAAGGTGCAGATATTTACTATGGTGAACTTGATGATAAGCCTAAAAAGATATCGGGCGTAGTCATAGGGGACATGATCCAATTTAGCTCAAATCATGTCCTGGAAATTATTAGCTTACACTAATAGTCAACGTGTAAGTAATCAAAATACTCCGATTGGCTGTCTTTTCCACTGGGCTAAAAATCAAATGTGAAAGAAGCAATGGTGGAGAATCCTGTGAGATCAAACCCAATTCATCAAATGTATAAGTCGAATCCGGGTTTGTAGTAATGTCATCACTTGTTGCTTGACCAGATGGTTCATCTGGTGTAATTTCCATAGTACAAGTCACAATCGAAGTGATTGCTGGAGAAGGTGATGCTGCACTTACAACAGAATCTCCGGCAGAAACAGATGCATTTTGGCCATCGATAATTTGACTATATGTTTCATTGTATAGTGTTGCACTTGTTCCAGTTGTATTAGGTGGCAAATACACAATATCTAAACTTGAATTAATATGTGTACCACCATTCCCTAAAGCCATCCCATAAACCCATGCATTAGACTCATGGGATAATCCTCTAGCAATAACTGTGGCCATGTTTTGAGGGTGAATTGCGTTGTCTTGATCGCGAAGAACTTCGCCAGTTAATTTATCTGTGATTTTAACATGACCATGAACGTGTATATTTGTTCTGAGTTGCATAATATTCCTTGTCTTTTGTTATTTTATTTATCATCATCTACTTTGGAGTTATGCCAAATGGATAGTTACTTCGCGCGGTTCAGCAAAAGTCAATATGACTTGTGTATTAGATGGATATGATACTGATTCTGGTAAACACATAGATCCAGCAGAATATGCAGCAACCAATGGGTTATGACCATAGCTATGATTTATTTCTATTACATTAGCAAGTGCAGTAACATAGACCATTCCAAAATCATTAGGTGTATACACCCCATATAATAATCCTGATGTTGATGGGATTATATGGATCACTGGTTTACATGGTTCATCAAATGTCACAATGATAACATTTGTAGATGGATAAGTCACCGAACGCGGCAAAATCATTTCGCCACCAACATATGCTGCTAATATTGGATTGTACCCATAGTCATGATTTATTTCTACCGTATTAGATAGGAAAGCAACATAAATCATACCTAATGAATCCGGCGAATAAACAGATTCATAACTTAATTCAACTTCGTATTCCACCGAATCAAATGGGTCACAATCAAATCCCCAATAATCACTAAATGCCATATTCAAAGCATCTACAATCGCAGGACTCGAAGTCTCTACTGATTGCGGCATTTCTTGGATTGAAAAGAGTTCGTAATATCCTAATTCTAATGACTCGGATAACGAATCAAAATCAACCGTATCATAATTTTGGATATCCAAATATCCAATCTTTTGGGAATTGATGTTAATCCCAAATAATGTTTCATTTTCTGTCCAAGTGCCAGGATCAGCAATCTGAACATTGACAGTATCATAGTATTTGAAATAATCTTGAAATTTTACAGTATCAGTAATTGAAGTTTGAGTCCAACCGTTATATGCTTCGCGCTGTTCAACTCTAAGATAAAACGGAGTGTTTAATGCTAACGGTTTAAAAAATGAAAAAATGAAGTACATTTGATCATTAGAATCATACTCGACATATACTGTTCCATATGGCTCAACTGATAGTGCATCTGGCTCTTCATTATTAAAAAACCAAGTTGCAGTATCAGCATCATATAGTTGAGCATCATATGGAAGAATATCGAATTCAGAATTCTCAGTAGAATAATGAATAGTATATTCAGTCCAAACTACTGGATCACTTCCTATTCCTAAAAAGAATCGATCCATCACTGCCCAGTCTAATGTCACTATTTGACCAGATGTAGGAATGCTAGATCCAATAAACTGGACAACGGTTCTATTTAATGAAGTTGTATAATTGACCCCTATTACCTGAAGTTCACCATTGACAGAAACCTGAAGAGCATTATTCGCTGGTACATGGTATGCCCCAGGACTCCCAGGAATAGCGTCAGTGACTCCTATATATGTTGACTGATGGAAATCTTTAGAGTACCTAGCGAAGACCGCTGCTGGGATCCTATAGATCGTAGTTTGGCCATCTGAAACTTCATTGTATTGCCAGACACTTGATAATGTAAGAGCCATAGTACTGGCATCAGTAATACCAACTCCAACATTTTCATTAGCTTGGTATTCGATAGTGACATCGGTGAGTTTTGAGTGGTATGGCTTAATATCATTAATATATGATACTAAGCTATCGACATCTACTGTATCAGATATTTGCATATTATGTGCTGGTGCCTGTATTAAATAATCTAGTAGAACGTGCAGAAATCATTGATGTTTTAAAGATATCCGTAAATTCATAGTTCTCAGCTAATGCATCGTATAAGACAGTGAAAAATATTTCATTGACTTGTGTAGGAGTTGCATCAGACCAAATAGTCCCCATAGTCTGTCTAATCAATGTCGGTGTCGAAAATAACTCTACGATATTTGAAGCATCAATAAAGCTAATAGGATTAGGAACAACCTGACCTCCATTAGCTTGAGTCGTAATAGTCAATGATGTATTTAATATAGCGTATTGGATTGAAGCCAAAGCTAATTGTTGATCAACAAAAGCTTGACCTGTCCCAAACCCATATTGTGTTGTAGTTCCATTTCGTTCATCATAAGCGACATTTGCTAATGATGGGACTGGGTTTCCAATAGCATCATAACCAGATGCAGCATCAGTAAGAATATTCCAAAGCTGTTGTGGAATTAATGTTGTCTGCAATTCTCTAATCGTAGTCCATTCAGTATGCACATTTTTCAATCGTTCATTTCTTGGATCATCTCTTAAAACGAAATCGCGAGTAAATCTGATTTTGTAAGTATTATCTTCAGTGACATATGTATTCAACCCAACAGTCACGATTTGATTATAGCTAGGAGTTTCACCTATTTCATTACTAATATTTTGGAACACAATATATGGATCAGTATTTGCCGCCAACAATTCTGCTGCACCCTGTACAGAAATAGTTCTTCCATATGTTTCTAATGATTTATTAGCAACCCAGAAATAGTATAAAGTGTCAGTTAGATTGCCATTAGAATCTCTAATTTCTTTAGATGTATATTGGTAGTCATATTTATATTCATACAATATAATAGGATTATCACCAGTCGGATTTGCATCAGGATTAAAAGCTAAATCCGAAGAAGATGGAGTATATGGAGCATAAATTATGGTCATCATGTCACCAAGATTAGGTGACAATTCTGTCAAATCTACCATGTTATTAATGATCGAAACATTAGTTAATGGTTTAGTCTGGCCATTTATATACACACTCAATCTATTCGCGTATAATGCAGTTTCTTTAAGCAATGTGAAAACTAATGTTGATGATGTTCCATCACAAACTGCTTGCATGAATATTGGCGATCGTAGTTCCCAGGCGTTCCAAACATACTGGAACGATTGAGCGTTTGTTCCATTAACTAATGTCAACGGTGTTCTGACATCTGATGTTATTGCAGTAACGACAGCTGATGATAGTGCTGGAACGGTAGAATAATCACCAAAGTATGGTTGCCATTTATTATTCGGTAAATTACTATCAGCAGTCAATTCAGTTTGTGATGGGGTATTATATAGAACCCAACCTTGATAATTGCCAAGAGATAAATTAGCATCGACTCTAGCCGGAAGTGTTGATGGACCAAATGGGATTGTAATTTCAACAGGAATAGCAGCATACACAACTAAATCAGTTGCAGTACAAATAGCAGCAGCTATTGCTGCTGTTCTCAGCGCTGTTGTAGTGAATAGCGGATTTGTATAATTGACTGTAGTTTCACCAGTGATTTGAAATCCTAATGTATCAAAGAGTAAAGTGAATGGCGCTCCAACAGAATTAGCGACATCATTAACTAGTACTAATTGTGATGATCCATTAGTCGCATTAGTACACGTAACTGAAACAGCCCCAGTAGATTCGTTGGTTGTAGTAGTGAAATTCAAGACTCCAACCATAGCCGGTGAAAAGGCTGTTTCGGTATATCTTGTCACTGCTAGATTTTGTATTAATTTGATAGTAACTAGCAATTTTAAACCCTGTTTAAATATGAAGTGTATGTGCTATTTACAAGAAATAGCACATACGAAATAATGACTTTATTCTTCGTACGTATATGACGGAGGTGTAAATGATGGTGTCACATAAGATGTTGATGACCCAAATGAAATATCTTGATTCACACCAGTAAAGATTGCTTCGCCATATGGTTTAATGAGTTTAAAATTACTAACATCTGCAGAATTTAATGCATTGTAATAAAACACGCCGCCACTGATTTTATTTCCTATGGCCAATGAAGGAAATTCAGAGAGCCAATCACTAGCAGATAATATCGCAGTCATATTCCCGCTCAAGTCTTGTTGGAAAGTAACTTGATATTCGCCAACAGAACTCAAATAAGGAAGTTGTGAGCCTGGCGCATCAGAATATCCCCATGCAACTGGCCGTTGTTCCCATGTTCTATTTCTAGAATATAGCTCAGTCATCGCAACATTACCAGATGCTTGGTCATTAATATTGATCGATGAATTACCTTGTTGTTGCGATACCAATGTTGCATATTCGGATGGTGGGACAGATGATTCCGTCCATTCATATAATTCAACACTAGCCCAGTCTGCCATGGTACCCCAGAAAGCTAATCTAGATTCTAATGTCGGGAAAATATTACTATCCATATATGGATAGTAATTGACATTATTCATATTCCACCAGACTTTACCTACTTCAAGTTCACCCCAAGCATGGTATGGATCGTAATTGACATTATCCGTTGTTTGGGTTGAATAGTTATATTTGGCAGGGTCCAATTCTGAAATAATATTTACTATTTCTAATGCCTCAGAAGGATGAGATCCTCTAGCCGGGTCCCATAAATTCAAATCGGTCACTACCACTTCATCAGCATAATCAATCAATTTAGCTGGATTGAATTTTGGACGAGAAGGTCCATAGCATCGCACAACAAACTGTCTTGGTGATGATAGAGTATACAATGAAGTATCAATTGATGAATCGGAAGTAAACAAAATAGTTGACGCATTCACTAATTCATAATTAGTGACAGCTAATAAAAATGGTGTCATATCTCCAGAATTCAAAAAGACTTGTTCAAAGACCTGGACAGTATCAGCAAAAATTGTTTTGCCGTTTCTGATTAAACTATAAATCTGATCTGGCCAAATATTGTTAAATGTAATCTCTGCGATCATTTCAGCCTGATATGATAAATCTGCATTTGATTCAAATGGACCAACCCAGCGTGATTCATCTAGAGGGCTTATATTAATAAACCCAAGAGCCTGAGCTGTTGTGGCGGTTGGATTAAATTGAATCTTAGTGAATACAGATTGGCAATCAGCTGAATTCACATAAATTTCAGGATATGATAATTCATGAGCATCACCATATGTTGCAAGTTTATACGCCCAGAATTCATCTATTGTAGCATTCTGGAATCCGGTTGAATTCAAAAATGCATTGACCGATAGATTAGATCCTTTATTGCTAATCAATCCTCTCCAGAAATTAAATTGAGTTTGGTCGGATAACCCAATATCACTCATATATTGTTTTGGTGTATATCCAAGTAAACCACGAGCATATGCCGCAGTTTGACTATTTGGAACCATATTATCAGCATCATAATAATTCAACATATTAGAAATAGATGCTTCGATATTAGTTTTAACTTGATCATTGTTAATATAATGGCCGCCAAATGTCAAGCGGCCAGTAAACTTGGCCTGCCTTGATGCTTGCATATACATCCGATTAACCCGAACTCCTAAGAATGGATCATAAACTAAATAACTTGTTGAGCCACTTGTGTAATCCTGAAATAATGCAATATGCTCATATTCATCCAACAATAAATGAATACCGCCAATCACGACATTTGATTGTATTTCTGTTTGATGATCATTACGAATAATCAATAAATCTTTAGTTGGGATTGTATTCCCAAAAGAATCAAACACAACTTGCGCAGTCGAGACATCAATGTTAGATGGGTTTCTCATATTAGCAACGAAACCTTGTGGGGTGTTAAACCACACTGATGTCGAAAACGGATTTAATATTGCGCCAGATCCCGGTGCGGCACCAGCATACTGTTGATTAATAAATCTCTCGATATATAATTGCCAACTAATCGAACGCCCGGTAGATGGATCAATTGATGGATTAATCCCAGCATTAAAAACCCACCCGTCATCTGTGAGCTTTTGAACATATCCGAAAATGACATTAACTACATTCTGGATTCCGGTCACCAAGAAAGGAGTTGTTTGTGTAACTAGCTCAGTTTGTGTAAGTGGGTGAATCCATGCATTTGATGTATTTGCTTTATCTAATGCATAAAATGTTTGGTAATTGTCATCTGATGCATATTCATAATATTCGATAACCGGATTATACGTATTAAAAGTTTCTATTCTGAATTGCCAATCAACACCATTATTAGCAGGTACCGGAATTCCATTTTGTAATGTTGTTGTTCCAACTTGGATCAATTGAACACGAATAGCATTGAGCCAGTAACTCTCGATATTTTTATTCTCTTTGATGACTAAATTATAATCAGTAGAATAAATCGGAAATGAATCCGTTTCAACTTGGAAAGTATCAGTGTTAATCAATCCGGACATTCTATGTCCGAGCATCAATTGCCAATCACGAAGTATATTATTTGCTAAAGCTACACTCATATCAACTGAGTTGTATCGATTCATATTGACAAACCATTGGTTCAATCCAGCAAATTTAGCATAGATGGTCGGGACGTAAACTACAGTATTAGCTGGAGTAGTAATAAGTAATTTGTCGCCAATATTAAAATCGGCTCCATTATCGGATACAGTAAATCTAATTTGTGCACTAATGAATTCAGTATTCGCTTGGTATGAACTATTAATTAATCCAGACGAATTGCCAGAGATAGAAAATAAACTTCCTGTTGGTATTGCTCCAACACATGTCAATGTCCAAAGTGTATCACTAGTGTCACTTCCATCTTGTTGGATTCCGGTCACGCTATATCCGCCAAATTTAGGTGATGGGGTTTCACCATGCAAAATAAAATCTAAATAACTTACGCTTCTCAACTCATGACGATCGATTGTGTACCCTTCAACCTGGACATAATTGTAGCCCCAAGTATTAGTCACAAAATTGATTGGATCAATAGTAAAACAAATTTTCAATTTGTCATAATTGAAATCAACAGACATTCTATATTGAACTTCAGCTGGTCCATATTGGCCAAATGTATATCCATCCGAAATCCCGGATGGAATTGTATTCAATAAAGCCTGACTAGAATTTGAACTAGATGATGAAACATATGGTGGTAATAGATGATCATTAGTAATATCAACACATAGTTTTTTAGTCCATGACCCAGTAGGCGCCGCATGACCCGGGGTGGTATTATTAAGAATATCGGACCACATCTGTGTTGTCCAGGTTCTAGTATGGGTTGTATCAGCATACAATCCATTCCACCATGTTGGCTGAGATGTGTATCCTTGTAGAATCCATGGCTCTAGATTAGGACGTTGAGTTCCAAAATATGAAAGATAAATCATGAACCATCTGGCTGTCCCAGAAGGAACCCCAGCAATAGTTGCATTTTCATAATTCCAAGTGAATGCATCAGTAGGAGTATAATCACTTGCGGTCATATCCAAATTATGAATCGCTGAATATATTGCAAAAGATTTCTCTAATAAAGGAGTAGTCACCGAGGCATCGGCTGCTAATACAGCAGTAGAGTCAATTTTTAAAATTTCGCCAGGACATTCAGTATATAACTGATTTTCTACCATCAAATAAATTTGAGCTATTGCAGCCTGAGTATTCACCACTTTCCAAGGCGTCATCAAATTACTAACAACTGAATAGGTCTGTGTTGCTAGATCATATTGGTATAGTATATTAGTTGTTCTATTGTAATAATAATTTCCATCTGGGCCTAATACCAATGGGATAGTGTCCGAGGCAATCGCATAGACTTTTAATGATTGAGTATTAGCATCAAACCAAAATTGATTCATAAATGGACGTGATGGTGGAACATACCCAGAGACCCCTGGCAATGTTTGGCCAGTAGAACGGAGAAATTGAATGTTCGTAATTTCTTCGTCAAGTGTAATATCCGATGGTGGCAATATCGATGAATGGCCATCATGGTGTCTAATCATTAATGCCCCAACAACTTTATCATAGTAGACTTTAGGTTGGGTTAATGTCCCGAGTCCCAAGTATGGAAGTGTCGCAGGAAAACCAGGGATACTTGATGTAGTATCAGCAAATACAGTGCTATCATTTCTAGCTGTTACATAGGTTAAAAACTCATTAAATAATGGAACCAATGTAGGATCAACAGTATTAGAAATAGTTGATGATGGAACACTTATCAATCCAGAAGTAATAGCTTGTGCTAAGTTTCGTTGAACATATTCAGTGACTGCTTGTATCATTGAAGCATATTGATTTTTAGCAAAATCGATAATGCTAAGAACCGATGAATCAAGTTGATTAACTAGCCCAAGGAATAAACCAAAGTTAGAAGAGTAATCCTTGATTGTTCCGCCAAGACCTCGATTCGGAGCAGAAAGATTTCTAAAATTATTAGATCCATACGGGTTTCCAGTGAAACCAACCTGTGCAGAAATGATCGAAGTGAAATGGCTAAATAGATCCGCAAAAGCAATAGACTTGCGATTTTCATGTGTGATGTTGTAGAACATCTGATTTGGTGAAGCCCAGCATCCAATATTTTCTATATCTGAGGCTGGATCACCTACAACGGGATTTCCATTATCATCTGGCATATAGTAAATCGGAGATTCTGCTACACCTTGTTTCCACACTGTTTTAATTTCGCTAAAGTTACCATAAAACAAAGTTCTTAATCCATCTGGACTAATCAACCCTTGGTTAAACAAATAATCACCTGTTGAATTTGTTGCAATGCGTGCCAACATCGATGAGTCAATGGGAAATTCATTTCCTTCTTGGTAATAGAAAATAGGACTAACAAAACCAGAATGCGACCCATCTTGCATATACAAATTAAATAATGGTTTTTGATTAAATGAAGTTTTGTATCCGGACACCGTTTGATCAACTGTTACGCCAGTCGCCGATGGAACTCCATCTAATACATGAAGGACCATTTCTACTTCTAAAGTATTTGGATATTCGATGATTGGACGCAACGCTTGAATAGTAGAATCAATAGTGAAACTCCACCCTTTAGAAGCAAAGAATGCATTAGCATCAGCTTGATGGATCCAATAATTATTAGTGGACCAATCTGATACGCCGCCAGATGCAATAACATAATATTCTGGCGCCATTGTTTTATTATATGAAAGTTCTATATCTAAACAATTTCCGTACCAGCGATACTGTGAGTAATTTGAAAATTTGTCTAGATTGATTGGCGGACAGAAATTGAATCCGGTAGTTGCACCCCAAGACGCAAATTTAGTCGTATCAACACCAAGCAAATCCAATTTAGAAAGCGTGTCATCAAAAGTGAATACATATTCTTGAGCACCAAGTTGTGTAAACACTGTCGGGATTAAAGCATTGACTGTATGATCTAGATCTGTAGCTGATATGTATGGCGAAGAATCCCCAGTAACAGAATTCCCGACATACCCGAGCATAGGAACAGCTTCCTCTTTAGTAAGAAACTTATTATGCATGTTTCTTAACATAGATGTATTAATAGGCGTTCTATATCTTGCAGGAAGAAGGCTTACTAAATCTGTATTTTTCTTGGTGTAGTCACTTGACATTACAGCATTCCTATGATTGTATGTGATGTATCACTTTATTTATTAAAATGCTGAGAGTCAAAAAAGTGTACTTTTCCTAAATAGTTGATATAATTATCTTCATGTTCAATACAACCCAATAGGATTATGATGAGAGGCTATCACTATTCAACACTTGTATTTGAACCCGGCACAATCATCACAAGTGTACAATCCGTAGGCGAAACCTACAAAATAGTCCATGGGAAATATAAAGAAGTAGCCAACGAATTAGGCATTTATTTCCCAGATAATTACGGATATGCATATAAGAATATCCGTACCAACAGTCATTTTGTTTCGGCTCCAAATGAAGTATTTGCGCCAGATGATAAAGTGACTGAAGGGAATTTAAACCATTCAGTATTGTATGTGATGTATCATCTTCGATCGTTTATACCTCGAGGTATTCCATTAGAAGATCGGTTATGTGAAAGAAATATCGCGCTGAGAGTAGAAGCTAAACGATATTTCACCAAGCTTGATCGTGATGATGAAATTGAATTGATTTCAGATGTATGGACCGTAGTATAAGAAAAGGCCTCTATGATAGAGGCCTTTTTCATTTTACGTTAGGTTTTGTCTTAACGTTGAAGCAGTATACATCGGAACAATCTGTATATCAGTAAGTTGAGCACAACTCTGTAGAATTTCATCCTGCCCAGACTCAATCACGAATAACGAACCAAATGAATTGTTCACATATAGTGGAACAATAACTACAGAAGCCACATCATTTGGTAAACGTTGGTGAATCAAAGCAATCAATTCAGTTGCATAAAATGTATCACCAAAATCCCAATTAGCAATAGTAAAAAATGTATTGATCACTGAAAGAATTTCAGATTGTAATTGGTTAGTTGTCAACGTTGAATTCACTGCCTGAATAACCTGGAATTGAGCAGTCAATTGTGGATCCGCTAAACTACCAAATAATAATTTCAATGTAGCAGAATGCATGACCACAGTATCAGAAATCATCTTTGTTGAAAGAAGACTCGAATATGAATTTCTCAAATCCAATGGTGTAGGAGGAACAGGGACATCAGTTGTCGTTCCGGCAATATATGCTATAGATGAATCATAATATCCCTCGGTCAGCACAAACATATCTATAATATTTGATGTTGATGGATCAATCAAATTGGCATTAGGTGTAAAATGTTGCCATAAGAAATCCAAATTGTTTCGACCGATTGTTCTAATATATTGTCCATCATTGGAAGTCAATGCTCCAACAGGAAACAAATTCTTAATAGTTGGAGTAGGAACAATTGGAGTAGTAGCATTGTTTGGATCAGTCGAACTTGGCGCAGTAAAATATACATAATCAACATTTGTATAATTGAATAATGATATTGTACCTGTTACTTCAACTGGCGCAAGGTCACTACTAACAAAAGAAACAGTACAATGATTCGCATCAATAGCAGTAAAGGTTGGCGTATATCCAGAAGCCGAAATCGTAATGTAATTTAATGTTGGTGTTGTAGTTCCAAGCGAATGAGTTATAGTCCATGTTGATGCTGCTGTTGTTTGTGTGAATACATATTTCAATCCAACATTGACGAATTGGGTAAATGCCATGCTATCACTCGGGATAATATTCCCAGATGAATCAACTCCATTATTCGTAGTTGGAAGAACTTCTAATGCATTAACATTAACTACGCCGGTATTATATTGGATTGGGCCAACTACATCATAATTTGAATTTGTGCCAATTGCTAGAGTTCTAGCTTTATTCAAATTGGATTTCAATAGTGCAATTCTATCGCTAACAATATCTTGAGTATCCGGATCAATAATAGTTTGATCCGAGTTATACCAGAAATTAGTTGTTGTTGAACCAACAGCGATTTGTAGATCTCGATAAATCACTTCCCATTCTAATATCGTACCAGATGTATCTGAAATACTACTAATCAAAAAGATCCATGAACGATCAAAGCCAGGAATTGTTGTAGTTGTATATGCATAATCAAATGAATCAGTTTGATTCAAAAGAGTCCCATCAATAGTATACCATGCTCCGTTTAGGTTGACTCCAGGATACGTAGAGACGCCGAAGGTGAATGTCCGTTGAGTGGCCACACCTGATACTACATCTAACACGAACGCATCCCCTAGGACGAATGCTGTAGTGCTGGACGTAATCATGAACGAAATGTTCTCATTTGAATAAGGAACACTTGAATTCATGAGAGCAGTTCCTTGATATCCGCTAACAGAACCAGTTACGGTAAATGTACTAGATGTAGAATCTTGATTGATATATTCAATAGTCCAAGTTTCATTAGGTGCCCCTGATGTTACAGTAATATCAACGATGACACCATTCCCAGTCATACCTACATCAGTAGTGAAGCCAAGTCCAAAAGTTTGTTGATTGGAAGGTTGTTGAAGACCAGAAGGAAGGCCACTCAAATAAGGAGTCACACCATCAATGGTTCTAGGTTCGGTATTATCATAAATGTTGTAATTGCTATTTGCTAGATTTTCAACATCAGCATATTCAATTCCACCAATCACTACAGTACTTTCTGGCTCGCCATACCAGTGACGATCAAGTAGGCCTTGAATGGCGGTTTTCTCTAATAGTCCTAATGTCGAATCTTCAATGAATGCGGTTCTAGGATTGGCAGTAATATTCACAAGCTGTGAGTTTTGTGCAATCATTGATACCAAAGTATTCACTACACCAGAATCTGAAAGTAATGGTTCGATAATCTGGTCGATTAAAACTCTCGATGATAATGTAGTGACTTCGGAATTATTAGACATATTCCAATAGATCGAAAGGTCATCACCAAAAATCTTTACATTTTGATATGTTCCAGATGCATCATTCCAATCAATATATTTTGGTTGACCAGCAAAAGTTCTATTCACCGCAGTCAATTTCAAAATACTCGAATCACGAAGAAGCATAGTATTATAGTCTTGGCCATTAACCATTCGACCTTGAGAATAATATGTAGACGGAGCAACTTGACGAATGTGTTCAATGTCTTCACTGGCCGCGCCATTTTGCAAGCTGCTAATTAATGAAAAAGTCATACTTGCTGTTTCATTAATATCAAATGCCGAAGTATAGGTGAAACCAAGTGGAACATTGACTACGCTATTTTGTTGGATTACTGCATTCGAATTTAGTGATTGTCGAACCCATAGATTGAAATTACCTACAGGGATAGTCGCGAAATTGCCATCGCCAAATAATAATCTGATTTGATCATTCTCTAATGTTTCAACTTCAAATTTCGTTGCAATAGTATCAACATTGAAATAAATATTTTGAGCATTGATCGTATCAACTTGAGTCCAACGTACTAAAGTTGTTCCTGATGTATCAACTTGGTTAATCCAAACATCAGTGTTATTGATATTTTGTAATGTGACATCAATAACTTGGTTTGGGATAGATGTGGAAAAAGACAAAGGAACATTTGACAATTGTCCTTGCTTTGTGAACATCATGAACCCGGTATTATCCGACCCATCACCTAGACCATCATTAGCATAAACAAAATACATTTGTGCATTATTGTCTGGAGTTTTTTCAAATGGCCCATCACTATCCAAATCACTAGAAGTAATTTCCATCGGGATGGTTTGTGTTGTAGTAGTGACATTATAGCCGTAGACCCCGTTAGCAAATGAACTCTGCAGATTGTTAAATGCATAAAGTTGAAATGCAATGTCGCCAACTTGGAATGCTTTATAGGGTGATCCAAATTGTTGAATCATCATGAGGTTGATGACTAAATAAAATTGTTCTTTCCAGAGCGAATTATTAGGATCATTCCAAACAATAGTTCTATTGCTTAAGTCATTACCCTGAGAATCGATGATTGATTCTGTAGTAGAGACAGAAGTCAATTTCACTAGGCCACGAGCTGGTAGATTTCGTGATGCAGTATACGAAATTAATTTAGCAAGCTTAAGAATATTTTGTTTGCGTTCCGCTGTTGGCATGAAGTTTTCATGCGTGGCCATATCTATTCTATATGCAAGCTGTTCAGCGACAAGCGAGAATGCGTCAATAATTGCAATCAGTTCAGATGTTTCAATGTAGTCATTGAATACTTCTGGGTAATACAGTTGCATGTATTGGATCAATGATTCTTTAACAGACTCATAATCAAACGAGGCAAAATTGATTTTTTCAAAAGCCTGGTAAACAGATTGCCAAGTTTCAGCAGCGTATAATGTTGTGATAGTCATTTGGTCCCTTCGACTCTATTGGGTTCTATTTTCATATTTATAATCTATCAGGTTGTATAAATTTGGATGTTTAAATCGCCAGTTATATTGAGTTCAACATATAACAGGTTTGCGATTGCTACAATTGCATATTGATCCGGGAGCGAATAAATATTCAATGACTGGAGTTTAACTCGAGGATCATAGTTAAATACTTTAGTCAAATCTTCCTGGATAATAGATTGGGTATCTTGATCATTAGGCTCAAATGCCAAATTTGGAATACGGGTTCCGAATGATGGCATATGCGGCCTAGAATAATATGTCGTATAGATATGGTTCAAAAGATCTTCATTTACGCAATCGATATTGGTGATAGAAAAAGAGCCACCAGGTTTACTAGCGTTCCTGGAAGAAAATCCTTTGTAATAAATTTTATTTGCATTTGCTACTTTGTTATTTGTTCTTAGCTCAGCCATGATTAATATGCCTTTAATACATCGTCTATTTTTGTTGGGCCTTTGAAACTCATTGCATCTACAACCGGATCAATAAACACTATTTGTGTTCCTCTCATTCCAAAATTTCCAATATGAAAATCTGGTGATAATTCATGTTTGAATAATTCGCGACCAACCTCTACACAGTTTTCTAAGAAGTCTATGAATTTAGGAGTACTCTTTTTAACATCCGCACCAATAAATTCTAACATTTCCGGAACAGATTGTTTCTTTAGAAATTTGTAATTAGACATCCTTCCAAATATCCTATGTTCTATGATTTCTGAACTATCTTCATAACCGAAATCGATTAGTGATTTTGGCATTTTTAAATGTTCAACCCTAATAAATTTCATATCTTGCGGTTTACCAGTTAACGCATGTCTCATTTGAAAATGTTGAATTTTACCATGAACTTTTAACAAATACGGATTATCTTGATGTTTAATACAATATGCGATATATTCTTCATATGCTTTATCATCAACCCAGATTTTTAATACTTCACTATCAGA